ATGCAAACCGTTATTTTTGGTCGTTCGGGTTGCCCTTACTGTGTGCGTGCAAAAGATCTGGCTGAGAAATTGAGCAATGAACGCGATGATTTTCAGTATCAGTATGTAGATATTCGTGCGGAAGGGATCACTAAAGAAGATCTACAACAAAAGGCAGGTAAACCCGTAGAAACCGTGCCGCAGATTTTTGTCGATCAGCAACATATCGGCGGCTATACCGATTTTGCTGCATGGGTGAAAGAAAATCTGGACGCCTGATCGTCTGACAAGCCCTCGCGTTGAGGGCTTTACTGATTTTTTCTGTGCTGTGGTTTAAACAAACTACTGATAAATAAGAAACACAGTGCCCCCAGCGCACACCAGAACACCGCGCTTAGTAACCATGCCAGCTCTTGCCAGAATGAGCGCGTCGGTGAAAAAAACAGCCGCATAATGAGCATCGAACAGGGTGCCGCCAGCATTGCGCCAAACAGAGGTTTCAGGACTTCTCTACGCTGTGAAAAGAAGCTGGCGACTGCTCCAGGAAGAATGAAAAATAGCAAGCCGATTTCAGGATGCCCGGCAGCCCGAAAAGCGCCTTTCATGTGCGTCGCCAGAAAAAGGCACACCACAATGAAGAGGACAAAACAGCAGATTGCCCCCGCCCAACGTTGTTTATGTTTCACTCGTTCCTCCTGACACTGCGTCTATCGAACACATTTTTCGCCAGTGTGGCGTTCAGTAAGATAAAGCCGCTTCGCATTCCATGCTAATATAGGCCAACGCAATTCATATAGCCGTTGATACCTAATGTGATTACACTAGTAAAATATATTGTTGCTTTACTATCGTTTAGGTGCGCTGAATGAATCTGCGCCCTGAATTCTGGTAAAAAACATTATCGTAAATTACCATTTCTTTCAACAGCTTACTAGTAAACAAGAAGTTAGCCTCCGTGAATATAAACGTCGCCGAATTGTTAAATGGGAATTACATTCTGTTATTATTTGTGGTCCTCGCGCTTGGGCTATGTCTCGGAAAGTTACGACTTGGTTCGATCCAACTGGGTAATTCCATTGGCGTTTTAGTCGTATCGCTGTTATTAGGCCAACAACATTTCAGCATTAACACCGATGCGCTTAATCTTGGCTTTATGCTGTTTATTTTCTGCGTCGGGGTCGAAGCCGGACCGAACTTTTTTTCCATTTTTTTTCGCGATGGGAAAAATTACCTAATGTTAGCACTGGTGATGGTTGGCAGTGCGCTGGTGATCGCCTTAGGGTTAGGTAAGCTGTTTGGCTGGGATATTGGCCTGACGGCCGGTATGTTAGCAGGCTCTATGACGTCGACACCGGTTCTGGTCGGTGCTGGCGATACACTGCGTCATTCCGGCATGGAAAGCAGGCAGCTCTCACTGGCACTGGATAATCTGAGCCTCGGGTATGCCTTAACCTATTTAATCGGTCTGGTGAGTTTGATTGTTGGTGCGCGTTACTTGCCGAAATTGCAGCATCAGGACTTACAGACCAGCGCCCAGCAAATCGCCCGCGAACGTGGCCTGGACACTGATGCCAACCGTAAGGTTTATTTACCGGTGATCCGCGCCTATCGCGTCGGCCCGGAACTGGTGGCCTGGACCGACGGCAAAAATCTGCGTGAACTGGGTATTTATCGACAAACCGGCTGCTACATTGAACGTATTCGACGTAACGGGATTCTGGCAAATCCAGACGGTGATGCCGTGCTACAAATGGGCGATGAAATAGCGTTGGTAGGCTATCCCGACGCCCATGCCCGACTCGATCCCAGCTTCCGTAACGGTAAAGAAGTTTTCGATCGTGACCTTCTCGACATGCGTATCGTCACTGAAGAAGTGGTCGTTAAAAACCATAACGCTGTAGGTAAACGTCTCGCACAACTGAAGTTGACCGATCACGGTTGCTTCCTTAACCGCGTCATTCGTAGCCAGATTGAGATGCCGATAGATGACAACGTCGTGCTTAACAAAGGTGACGTTTTACAAGTCAGCGGCGATGCCCGCCGCGTAAAAACCATCGCCGATCGCATCGGCTTTATCTCGATTCACAGCCAGGTCACTGACCTGCTGGCATTCTGCGCCTTCTTTGTTATTGGGCTGATGATCGGGATGATCACCTTCCAGTTCAGCACATTCAGTTTCGGCATGGGGAACGCTGCCGGGTTGTTATTCGCCGGAATTATGCTGGGCTTTATGCGTGCTAACCACCCGACCTTCGGTTACATTCCGCAGGGTGCATTAAGCATGGTGAAAGAGTTCGGCTTGATGGTGTTTATGGCAGGCGTTGGTCTGAGCGCCGGTAGCGGTATTAATAACGGCCTGGGCGCGATTGGCGGTCAGATGTTGATTGCCGGATTGATTGTCAGTCTGGTGCCCGTGGTTATCTGTTTCTTGTTCGGTGCTTATGTATTGCGAATGAACCGCGCGCTGTTGTTCGGCGCAATGATGGGCGCACGTACCTGCGCGCCGGCAATGGAGATCATCAGTGATACAGCTCGCAGTAACATCCCGGCGCTGGGCTATGCGGGCACCTATGCAATCGCCAACGTCCTGCTGACGCTGGCAGGGACAATCATCGTCATGGTATGGCCAGGATTAGGATAAAACTGAAGTTGCCCTGAAAATGAAATTTTTTTGCACAACCGCAGAACTTTTCCGCAGGGCATCAGTCTTAATTAGTGCCACTGCTTTTCTTTGATGTCCCCATTTTGTGGAGCCCATCAACCCCGCCATTTCGGTTCAAGGTTGATGGGTTTTTTGTTGCCTGAAATTTATGCCATTCAAAATCATGATGTTAGAAGCACTGTTTTTTAATGATGGCGACAAATTGGCGGCAGCGTCAAAGAGAGAGCGCCACCTGTCCTGATTTCATTGGATGCGGCTGAACCGGATTTGACTCTTTTGGCGTTGCAATCGAACGAACAAAAGTTTCATGGGTAACAAAAGTATGGCTGCAGTTAATGTTCTGGCACTGGTTGTAACGCTCTTTGGTCAATGAAGATACCTGAAAACTGCTGCGAGTATGGGCGGCACTTCCACACAGTGGGCAAATCATCATTTTTCGAGTTCTCCCCATTTTTGCTAAATTCACAATAATGATACCGCATTATTCCATTTTGAAAACTTAAAAGTTCTCCATTGCGAAGAATCATTCCATTTCGAAATCATCAATCTTCACTTCAAGCTCCAGACTGGTCGTAAAACCGTTATCCGGGCTGACAGTATGCGTCAGGGTGGTAATAGTCCATTCCGCATCATCTATCGGCTGTTTAAAACCACTGACCTTCACAGGCATTTCCGTGTAGAGATCTGCCCGCCCTTCCGCCAGTTGTAGCGAGAATGACGCAACGCCGCGTTGCAGGCGTTCCCACTGCATTTTTGCCGCTCGTTCGGCGTTGCTCCGGTTGGCATAAGTGCGATTAAGTACCAGCACGTTTTCATCCGTCCCCACCAGGTAATCGCCCTGCTTCGCTTCCGGCTCTTTCTTCTGCTTCTTAGTCCTGCGCTTACGCTTCACCGTAGTGCTTTCTTTCTTCGCGGGTTCGCGGGTATGCAACCAGCTGGCAATTACCCCCGTGTAAGCTCCGCGATCTGCCAGGGTAAAGCGGTGACTGTCGCCGTCCTTACGTATGATAGTGATCACCGGCAGTGGTTTACCGCTGGCGCTTTTGCCCTGTCCCTGCCGGATGAATAACAGATTGCCATTTTTCACCGATGCAATGGCACCGTACTGGCGCGCCAGCCGCATCAAAAAACTGCCGTCACTCTCATTAGTCTGGTCTATATGCTCCACGGGTTTATCCGACAGGTCTTTACCCAGTGCCATCTTCAGTTTGTGACGCGCAGCTATTTCCTTCACCACTTCCCCGACCGTGGTCTTGTGCCACGATTTTTCACGACGGGTATTCAGCGTTTCCCGAAAATCAGCGCTTCGCGCCCGGATAGTCAGGCGGTCCGGTGCGCCAGTGTGTTCAATCTCGTCCACCGTGAATGCCCCTTTCGGGAAAAGCGGCTGCCCCTTCCAGCCCAGCGCCAGCGTAATGACCGCACCACGGCGCGGCAGCACGATTTTTCCGTCAGCGTCGTCCAGCTCCAGATCAAGCTGGTCCGCTTCAAAGCCCCGGTTATCCGTCAGCGTAAGCCCCATCAGGCGGTTGTCCAGCACAGTGGTGATACCCGCGCGCAGCGTCAGCCAGTTAATCCAGTTGGTTTCAAGGTCGCCCGTTTTCACCCGACAAAGCCAGTTTTCCCGGTCCACTTCGGTGACTACACCTATGCGGATCAGATTGGTGATAAGGCGCATGATTTCGGTTAGTTGTGCGTTCATAGATATATGATGACAGCTGAAAACTTGTTTATAACTTCTTGCAAATTGTGGTATCGATGGTACAAATTGATAAAAGGATAAAAAACAACCAATAGGTGGATAAATGAGTGTTATGAATCCAATAAGTTCTAATATATTTAATGCTGAATTTTTAAACACCCCGGCAGCGGCACTTGCCGCATGGATTTCCATTATTGGAGCTGTTATAACTTTGGTGACGATAGTTATAAGAGCACTATTCAAATATAGAAAATCTCATGATGTAATTTTGAAAAAATCAGGAATACCTGCGTTTATATTGAATTTTTTTCTTATACGAATATCATTAAAAAGGCTGCCTACTATCACATGGGCTGAAAAATCAATCACGGTTCTCTTTTCACTTCTTTTTTTGTGTGCAATTTATATTTTTGGTCCAGTTTTCATCCAAGCCATTAGAACCCCACCAAATAGCACATTGCTTTATTGGATAAAATCCGGTGAATCATTTTATATGTCAAAAAAACTGGCGACTGCAGCTACAATATTAACCACTCCTGATTGGGAAATATCAAAGGATGATTGCGAAGAGTCATCCTCTGCCAGTACAGAGAAGTACAAATCATTAACTATCGAACATAAAGAAATTCTTTGTAAACTACTAACCACTGATGAAGGGAATGCTTACATTGATGAAGAAGTCAAGAATTTCGTTAAAGACAAATTCTTTATCTATTCCTTTGCCCCAACAACCATATTTATTCTATTATGGATTTCTTTGGGTTTTATACTGACCATTCACTATTCTAAAAAAGTTAGGAAATATATTCTGACTGAACAAAAAAATGCAATTCATTGGGCATATGGTGAATTCAAGACAGAAGGAATCTATTCAATATATCAAGAGTTAGAACGTAAGACTCACCATTAAGACCCAACAAACGACGCTCTGCGTAACGCACTTCCGGTCCTTTGCGGCTGACGCGATCGCGCAGGCCATAATGGTGAACGCGGGCAATGCGCTGCACCTTACCTTCAAACTGCACGCTGGCAGAATCGGCGCTGGCGGCAGTTTTCAGGTATTTGGTGGTGCGCAGCTTTGCAAACATCTGACGTTTGATGCGGCCTTTTTTACTGCGCGCCGTGACCTTGCGCGGTTCATAACTGCTGCCATCTGGATTGCGCTGCATCCTGATATTCTGCTGCTGTGTCCGGCGCAGTTCCTGCGCCAGCTGGCGCATCATGCGGCTTCTTGCGACTGGTTCCAGATTCGCCAGTAAGGCACTAAGCCAGTCGTCCACCTTCTGCAGTTCAGCCACGTTTCACCGTCCACATTTCTTCAGGTTCATCGGGTTCTGCTACCGCTTCAACGCTCGACACACTGCCGTCAGTGCTGACCAGCACACGTTCCGTCAGTTGCAGGTTAAGGCTGATATCACAGACATCGTTGCGCAGAATATCCACCTCAAAGGTAAATAGTTTTTCCCGTAACGCCGGGTTATTGATGGCATCGGGCTGGTTATCCCGCAGCCACAGCAAAACCGGGGCCATCAGCAGATTCTGGTCGCCGCTGAAATCCTCAATCACCACGTTCAGGGTGTAACGGTACTCCCATGACATGGAGCTGGCCCCCGTAGCAACCAGCGAACCGTTATCCACAAACAGATGCAGTTTGTCCGGGTTATTGCGGACATAAGGCACCGCTTTATTGAGGGCGTGGCGCAGGGATTGTGGTTTGTTCACTGTTTCGCTCCTGACACGCAATAATCATGTCCACTTTGTCTGCACAGACCGCCCAGGCGCCCTCCGTTTCATCCAGCAACGCGTTCAGATCACCGTTAGTGCGCGGCGTTGCCTGATCCAGCCGACACGGCGTCACCCGCGGACAACCACTGACGGTAAGCTGCACCTCCGGTGAGTGTCGGACGTTCCCGCAGCCGGATAATGTCAGCAGGCAAAGGAGTATCAGCCCAGCGGCGTAAATCCTCGTTCTCACGTTTCAGTTCCTCGATCCGGTGTTGTCGTTGTCTCAGCAGCGCACTGGTCTGTTCTGCTTCGGCGTAGAGCCGCGCCTGCTCCCGATTGTTGGTTTCAGCCAGAATGGACAGACTGATCAGCTGACTATTTTTCTTCGTTAGTTCGTGCGCTTTACTTTTCAGCGCCGCGCGCTGCGTTTCGATGGTGTGGCTGGCGCTGTTAAGCCACCACGACTGCCAGCCCAGCGCAACGAGTGCCAGCGCCGCCACTACCGCCAGCGCACGTGTCATAGTCCAGCTCCTTTAAGGCACCAGGCCATCTCCCGCGCACGGCGGTTATCCAGCCCCTGATTAAAAACACCTTTCACATAAACCCAGCGCGGCAACTGTCGGCACGCATCCGCCCAGCGCCGCTGATTGAGCAATTTCACCAGCGTGGAACTACAGGCATTGCCCGTCCCCACGTTGAAGGCAAACGACACCGTAGCGTCATACACCTTCTGTGGCGGCTGTTGCTTTACACACCTTTCCAGTGCCCGCTCCACACGCAGCACGTTGGAGATCAGCCCTTCTGCTGCCTGTCGTTCCGTGATTGTTTTGCCGGGAATGACGCCCGATGTATTACCAATGCCGTCGGTCCAGACACCCGCGCTGCACTGATACGGCTGCAGACGACAGCCTTCGTAATCGGCAATCAGTTTCAGCCCCTCTACGGAGGTGTGAAGCTGCTGAAAACCCGGCAGAGTGGCAGCAATAGCCAGCACGGTCCCGACAAGGCAACGTTTAACGATTGATGGATTCATAATCCTCCCGCGAGATCTGCCCGTCGCGCAGAAGCTGGTAGGCTTTGTGTTTGTAGTACCAGTTGATAGCCAGCATCAGCACACCAATCATCAGGCCGCCCAGCGTTGAGGCATCCTTGATGGACAAATCGCCCAGCCAGGCCAGCACGACGGCGATGCAATACGTGATAAAGGCGCTGATTCGCTCAAGCGTCATAATTCAGTCCCATAGCTGGACGGTCTGCACGGTGGTGGTTGTCGGAATGTCCGGCAGCTCCACCTGCAGCCCGTGAGGTAAAAAGGGGCCGTATTCGGCAAGCCCCGGATTTGCCTTCAGTACCTGCTCCGTGACACCCTGCGTGCGCCCGTAATGACGCCAGCAAAGTGCGTCCACCGTGTCATACTGATGCGCACGCACTTTCATCAGATAAGCTCCACTGTGCAGTGCGGCGCATCCTGCACCCGGCTGATGGCCCAGCGGGCGTCACGCCATAAATCACCGCTTGCTTCCGCCAGTTCCTCGCCTCGCTTCGCACCGGATGCCGTGGCGTCATAGTCCTGGTAACGTTCGTTGAGCATGGCGCGTGCCCAGCAGTAAACCGCGTTGAAATAGTGCTGAATGCGCTCGCTTTTGCCGTCCAGTTGTTCCGCCGGGACTTCTGCCAGCGAGGCATACCCCAGCATCTGCTGGCGTCTGCGAAACTCATACAGCTCTGCGTTGACCTCCGAAATTGCCGACAGCGCAACCTGCTTTAAACGCGGCTGCGTCACTGTGCCGTCAGTGCGCATGACACTGCGAAACTCCGACAGGTCCACATCAGGCCAGAACGGCGTATTTCTGATGATTTCCGCCTGTTCCGGTGCCTGTTCTGGCGCAACAAACTTCATGCTGCTTTCTCCTGAAATAGAGGGCGGTGGACGGGGTTTTGATGTGGTAGTGCCTTTCGCCACCCCGTGCCGCCCGTGCGCGGGGGCACGTTCTGTCAGCGGCTGTCATTGCGCAGTCTGCGCTCCAGCTGCTGTTTGTCTTTTTTCACGCCACAGCGGGGATCGAGCTGTAACGCATGGTTGAGATGATTAAGGGCGGAAGCCGGATTGCTTTCACTCAGGACAGCGCCAATCGCTTTATGCAGACGCGCCCGTGACTGGTCCGGCATATCCAGACCGTCTGTCAGCTCCAGCGTCTGCAGCAACAGATCGGCATCAAACCCGGTGGCGGCAAGCATTGCACTCTGGGCTGCGTCTGCCATTTCCTCTGCCAGCACGGTCTGCACGTTGCGGTTACCCAGCGGCATCACCCAGCCATGACGCAGGGCATGACGCCCTATCTCCAGCGCCCCGGCATAATCTCCGGCATCAATGCGCCACAGCATCACGTACATCAGCACGTCATCCTGTTGAGCGCCTCCGGCAGCCAGGACACCCTCCGCCCAGGCGGCGTACTTCGGCAGCAGCTCCACCTTGATTTCCGCTTTTTTGACCGTGGACTGAACGCCCTTGAGACGGCGGCGGTCTTCCGCCAGTTGCAGCAGCATCAGGTCATAGCCCGACGCGTGGCGAACGCTGCCGCCCTCACGGGCGGCCTGTTCAGCCTGAACGCGCAGGCGATGCTGCCGTGCGGGACTCAGGCTCATGGATTACTCTCCGGTTTCTGCTGCGGCGGCGCTGAAATCGCCAATCTGGATGTTTTCCACCAGTGCGGCGCAGCGGTAGTCCTCAACCACATAGGCTTCGTTAACGGATTCAAAGTTTTCAATCCGGTCACGTTTCGGGTTGTCGATAACTGAACGGCGGCGGGTGTCTTCCTGCCAGTAGATGGACAGGTTATCCAGACGGGTGATCAGCAGCGCATTCGGCGGGAAGAACGGCGCACGCACGGCCTGCAGGCCTCCCATGCGTTTCTGACTGATGATCATATCGGCAGCCAGTTTTTCACTGTTTTCCTGCTCTTTGTTGATCAGCGGGAAATACTTGTCAGATAGCAGCTCACGACCGCAAATCACCACCAGATCGTCATCGTCCTGGTAGACCACGTCGATAAGCTCATTGACGGCATCCATCACCACGGCGTCCAGGTTGGTATATTCGCCACCTTTCCCGACTTTCACCGCGCCCGGTGTGGTTTCACCGCCCGTGGTGGTGCTGCCCATGACGTGATCCGGTGCATCCTCACGGATTTTCTGCAGCCAGCCTTTGTTCACATCCTGCAGCAGCGGGTTTTCGCTACGGTTGGAGGTTTTCGCACGCTTCACACCGTTAAAGCCGATCATGATGCGGTCCAGTGCCTGACGTTTCACGATGGCGTCACGGATACGCACCTGGAAATCCTGAAACTTCGCCCACAGGTCCAGCTTCGCGTAGGTCAGTACCGTGTCAAAGTTGGTCTGTTCGCATTTGTATTCCACATCGACCATCAGCGTCGGATCGACAGGTTCACGCTCTTTCGCGGTGGTGTCAGTGGTTCCGGCAATGGTGCTGCCAACACCCAGCCCCAGCAGCTGACCGGACTGCTCAGTCACTGGCGTGACGTTAATCAGCGTCAGGAAAGCGGCGGACTGCTGGATCTGGTCTTCCAGCGTCTGCTGCACAGACGGCTCCACGGTGAACTTGCTGGACAGTTCTTCAACTGCCACACCGTTCAGACGCGCCAGCTGCTGCAGGTAAGCGTTAAAAGCAAAGCGGGTATTCTTCTTCATCGGGTTTTGTGCTCCATCAGCAATTGGTCAGAGTGTCAGCGGGGGCGTTACCGCCTGTTGCACGCTGGCGGTAGTCCTGGCGGCTGTCTTCATGACTCAGCTTGTCCACCAGTTCGTTAAAGGCGGTTTGCTGTGCCTGCAGGGCAGCCTCCAGCTCAGACAGGCGTTCTTCCTGCTCAGACAGGGATTTTTCGGTGCGTGCGCTCAGGTTCTGCTGCTCAGTGGCGACCAGCTCCACGGCCTTATGCACATCAGAGAACCGGGCGTCATCGGACTGCTCTTTTTTGGTAAACAGCGCCGTGACGCGGGCAAACAGGGACGGTTTGTCGTCCTGGATTTCTTCCAGTTCGATCACCGTTTCCTCTGCAGCGGTAAAGAGATTGGCAGGATTCTGCTTGCGGTTTGCCAGCGGGTTATGGGCTGCACTGGCGCTGAATGTCAGCATTTCCGTACCCAGACTGGCAGGGTCATCAGTGGCAGCCAGGCCGACCAGGTAGGCTTTGCCCGTATCAGCGAACTTCGGGCTGACTTCCATAGAGGTGAATAATTTCTGGCCTTTTTTCACCAGTTCCACCAGGGACTCCGTTGGCTCAACGTCGGCATACAGCGCCATCTTGCCTGCCAGCGGACCTTCCGTGATTTCTTCAGCAAACAGCGCCGTCACCTTGCCGTAGCGGTTAAAGGTGCTGTCCGGCAGATAAGACTTGATGTGCTCAAGGTTAATCAGCGCGGTATACACCGCCGGGTTGTAGCTGGCTGCCATCTGTTCCAGCCATTCACGCTGGATTTCGCGTCCGTCGGTGGTGGCACCTTCCACCCCGATGCGAAAACGCTTTGCTTTCACTGTCATGAGCCGTGCTCCGTTAGAAAAAACTTACTGGAGCCTTATGGTTGCGGTGATGGGGGCAGTGAAACAATGCGCGGTATTTGTACCGACAACCACACAAACCGCAGGCGGGGAAAGCCTTCATTCAAGGCTGTAGGTTTGTGCCATGAACACCACACTGACACCCGCAGATCTCGATCCCCGTCGGCAGGCCATGCTGCTGTACTTTCAGGGATACCGCGTAGCCCGCATTGCTGAAATGCTGGGCGAGAAAGTTGCAACCGTTCACAGCTGGAAAAAACGCGACAAGTGGGGTGACTATGGGCCGCTGGATCAGATGCAGCTCACCACCGCCGCACGCTACTGCCAGCTCATTATGAAGGAGCACAAAGAAGGGAAAGATTTCAAAGAGATTGACCTGCTGGCGCGCCAGTCTGAGCGCCACGCGCGGATCGGCAAGTTTAACAATGGCGGCAACGAAGCCGACTTAAACCCTAACGTCGCCAACCGCAACAAAGGCCCGCGCCGTCAGCCGGAAAAAAATGTCTTCACCGATGAACAGATTGAGAAGCTAGAAGAAATCTTCCATTCCTCCATGTTCAACTACCAGCGCCACTGGTGGGAAGCCGGAAAAACCAACCGCATCCGCAACCTGCTGAAGTCACGCCAGATCGGCGCGACCTTCTATTTTGCCCGTGAAGCCCTGATTGACGCCCTGCTAACCAGACGTAACCAGATTTTCCTTTCTGCCAGTAAGGCACAGGCCCACGTTTTCAAACAGTACATCATCGACTTTGCCAAAGAAGTGGAGGTGGAGCTGAAAGGCGATCCGATGGTGCTTCCCAACGGGGCCACACTGTATTTCCTCGGCACCAATGCCCGCACGGCCCAGAGTTACCACGGCAATCTGTATCTGGATGAATATTTCTGGATACCGAAATTCCAGGAGCTGCGCAAAGTGGCTTCTGGTATGGCTATTCACAAGAAATGGCGACAAACCTATTTTTCCACGCCATCCAGCCTGACACACAGTGCTTATCCGTTCTGGTCCGGTGCACTGTTCAACCGTGGGCGCAACAAAGCCGATAAGGTGGACATCGACCTGTCCCACAGCAATCTGGCCCCCGGCCTGCTGTGCGCAGACGGGCAATACCGCCAGATAGTCACCGTGGAAGATGCGGTGCGCGGCGGCTGCAACCTGTTCGACCTTGACCAGTTGCGCATGGAGTACAGCCCGGACGAATACCAGAACCTGCTGATGTGCGAGTTTGTGGACGATCTCGCGTCCGTGTTTCCGCTCAGCGAGCTGCAGGCGTGCATGGTGGACAGTTGGGAAGTCTGGACCGACTTTCATGCTCTGGCCCTGCGCCCGTTTGGCTGGCGCGAAGTGTGGATCGGTTATGACCCGGCAAAAGGTACGCAGAACGGCGACAGTGCCGGATGCGTGGTGGTGGCACCGCCAGCCGTGCCAGGCGGTAAGTTTCGCATTCTTGAGCGTCACCAGTGGCGCGGGATGGACTTCCGCGCCCAGGCTGATGCAATCAAAAAACTGACCGAGCAGTACAACGTGACCTATATCGGCATCGACTCGACAGGCGTCGGTCACGGGGTTTATGAGAACGTGAAAGCGTTCTTTCCTGCCGTCCGGGAGTTTGTCTACAACCCCAATGTTAAAAATGCCCTAGTACTCAAAGCCTACGACATTATCAGTCACCGCCGTCTGGAGTTTGACGCCGGACACACCGACATAGCGCAGTCATTTATGGCAATCCGGCGCGCAACCACCGCCAGCGGCAACCGCCCGACCTATGAAGCCAGCCGCAGCGAAGAAGCCAGCCACGCCGATCTGGCCTGGGCAACAATGCACGCACTGTTTAACGAACCGCTGCAGGGCGAATCCGCCAATACCAGCAATATTGTGGAGATTTTTTGATGAGTGAACCCGAAGCCTTAACCAGCACAACGCCAACAGAAGCTACGGCACCGAAAAACACAGGCGTAAGTGCCGAGGCTTTCAGCTTTGGCGATCCGATCCCGGTACTGGACCGCCGCGAGCTGCTGGACTATGTGGAATGCGTACAGATGGACAGATGGTATGAACCGCCGGTCAGTTTTGATGGGCTGGCTCGCACCTATCGCGCCGCCGTACATCACAGCTCACCGATTGCCGTCAAACGCAACATTCTGACCAGTACATTTATCCCACATCCATTACTGAGCCAGCAGGCATTCAGCCGCTTTGTGCAGGACTATTTGGTGTTTGGTAACGCTTATCTGGAGAAACGAACGAACCGGCTCGGCGGCATTCTGTCGCTGGAGCCATCGCTGGCGAAATACACCCGCCGCGGGATCGACTTAGACACCTACTGGTTTGTGCAATACGGTCTAACCACGCAGCCCTACGAGTTCACTAAAGGCAGTATCTTTCACCTGATGGAGCCGGACCTGAACCAGGAAATTTACGGCCTGCCGGAATATCTGTCCGCCATTCCGTCCGCCTTGCTGAACGAGTCCGCTACGCTGTTCCGGCGTAAATACTACATCAATGGCAGTCATGCAGGGTTCATCATGTATATGACCGACGCCGCGCAGAACCAGGAGGACGTGAACAACATCCGCCAGGCCATGAAAAGCGCTAAAGGACCGGGCAACTTCCGCAACCTGTTTATGTATTCACCCAACGGCAAAAAGGACGGGATTCAGATAATCCCGCTGTCAGAGGTAGCGGCAAAGGATGAGTTTCTGAACATTAAGAACGTGAGCCGAGACGACATGATGGCTGCACACCGCGTTCCGCCGCAGATGATGGGGATTATGCCGAGTAATGTTGGGGGATTTGGGGATGTGGAAAAGGCGAGTAAGGTGTTTGTCCGTAACGAATTGATACCGCTGCAAAAGCGAATTAAAGAAATTAATGAATGGTTGAGTGATGAAATAATTTCTTTCCAACCATATGAATTATAATAAAGTAGGGCAAATAATGCCCTACTTTAACCAAATATTATAATCCAATCTTCCTACGTATCTTGAAAAAACAGCCAGAGCAATTGCTTGCCCTACACTTGTTAATTCAATTCCTTGATAGTTGCTCTTTGAAAATTTTTCTAAAAATGCAGACACATGAGGGGCAACTAACTTAAGATTTGAAATATATGCACTCTTATCTTTTATATCAGTCGGATATTTACTCATAAAATAGTCTTCAACATCCATCCCTAAAAAAGTATTCCATGAACAAGCCCCTGCATATTGAATGTGATATATCTGGGCTTGAGACAAATTAAACCCATTAGTATACATTGATTCAAAGTTTCTAAAATTGTGCTCCAACAAATCCAATCGAACACCATTAACAGGGTCTTTGATCTCAACATTCTTGAGAAGAAAAACTATCGTTATAAGTGATATTTGTTGCTGTGTTAACTTGGGAACGACGGTAACTGCCTCCGTTAAAACTATATCTCTAAAATCGTCATTGTTATTGGAGACTCGTTCAACTAACAACTGAGAAAGCACATCCATATTAGCTTTCTTTCCCTTCCTGGCTGATGACTTTAATGCCTCAGTCAATGTAGCCTGAACGTCCGGATCGCAAAATTTATCAATAATCAATCTATCAACGTTTTTTGTTAAATCCGAAACGACACGCTCTTCAAAATCTTTTGCATTCTCTTGAGCTGCAGCATAAGCAACATCTTTCAATTTTGGAAACTGATTTTCGAAGAGAATGTTGAATAGTTCTCTAACCTCGGAAAACGACATCCCTGAAACATTTACATTATTTCCAGCTTGAATTGCATACGAATTATTACCTATTTGTTGCTTTTGCTTATCACTAAACATATATCCTCCTTATTTTTTATCACCTGTATTTATACAATCAATTTTAATATCACCTCTAGCCTGGACAGCAGTTGAATTATCACCAACTGATTGGCTCATAGAATTATATTTATTTTTTGTAGTGATAAGTAATCCAGCTAAAGCGCTAACTGCAGCCAAAAATGCAACAATAGAATCAAAACCAGGATCCATATAAAGCCATAATCCTGCAATCGATGCCAGCATACATGTAATGACTATTGCAAAAATTTTCATAAATTCTCCTTCTAATGGAAGTGGTTATACCGAAAACAATTTCCTTTTACAACCACGCACAGCGCGCGCTCGTATCCCCGCCACGCCTGCCCGCTTTGTGTAGTGGTTTTCATGCACCTGCATGACATAAGTAAAAGCCCGCCAGAACTGGCGGGACTGAGCAAAAACGATCCTTTTGCGATCATTCATTTTCATGCGCTATAGTCATGCAACAAACGCATACGAACCATATGGTTAGATTACTCATCAAGTCAGATGGATTTTCAGGCAGATTGCCACAGCAATTGTAAAGGAGCGAGATTGAAATGGGTGGAGAGACTTCGGCTATACAACGAGTCGCGGGTAAGATTTCTGATGATATTTTCTCAGTGTTCAAATGGGATCGTGCCGCTAGAGCGGACATGAATTGGGATTGTTGCCAAGAGGCTCATTCCAAGAAAACACATCCAAGCGATGTTGTATTTTTCTACATAGATCCATATGAGGAGGAAATGGTCTATCTCAACACAGACCTCAAAAGCTATGCAGAAGGTACTATTGGGAAAAAAATAGTCGAGGGAGCTTTAACATCGCTTGCTTTAGCTACCGAGTGTGCAAATGTCAGTGAAGAATGGCGATTGAAATATGTTCATGATGATTCTTTAGGTTATAACGTAAGAGGGTTATTATTCTTATATAACCATGATAATTTATATGATAAAGACTTCTATGAGAATATTACAAAAAAATTAGATCACTCATCTATAAATTGCCCTCCAAACATCAAACTACATTTGCTTGACCCTTATAAAATATCAGATTTGATAAACATATCTTCTGACATAACTAAGTTAATTGGTTCAGGCAAACTTCCTCAACCTGATAAGTTCACATATTATTATCCAGATCTTTCCCTAACAAGAATAAAGCACCCTATTAATCAGACAACACCTGCAACAATTGAATTATTAACATCACCATACATTATAATAAAGCATGAGGCTTTCAGTTGGCTCAGGGATAAAAACCCTGAGGGATATGTTGTTTATTACAATCAACCGGGGGATTCAGTAGACGAATTCGTTTACTTCTTTGATATGTTATCAACTTATCAGATATTAACCGAAGGTAAACCAATCGTATTACGCCATTGTCACATTCACCCAAATGAAAATGCCATTCATCATTTTGAAAGAGCGAAAAAGAAATACAGCACAGACTGGCTCTTAGGCGAGGATGAAAGACTTTTTCTTAAAATTGACTTCGACAAGACAGACAAAATTGTTGTTGAATATAATCTTGAACAAATCGGCATGGAGCAACGATAATGGCTAAAAAACTATATTTCGCAACTGATAAAAATATTTATGATGCATTACATCATAAAAGGATAACCGCTGCAAAGTTGCATGAATTATTGTTGAATCGAGGTGTGTTTTTATCACCAGAACTCGACAAGGAAATACTAATCGAGGAAATATCCAAACTTCCTCACGGATTTAATGAATTAGAACACATAAAAAAACTGGTCAAAACATATGACCCAAGGGAAAGCACTACTAGTGTGAGCTTCCAAACCTCAACAAATCAGGCCGAATTAAAAAGTGCTGCTGAAGCACTAAAAAAAACATGCTCCCCTAGTAAAGGTCAAAGCCTGAATATTGTAGCTAAAAAAGATGGCTCGCTTACAGTAGAATACAAATATGAAGAAATAGACCTGTCTAAAACTGCATTACGTCAGATCGACAAGCGGAATGTTATAATAGAACTTCGCCCTGGAGCTGACAAAGTTGAAGTACGTATGCCTCAAAACCCCGAGGCAAAAAAAGTTATTGAGAGCTTGCAAAACGAGCTATCTAAAATCAAGTCCGAACCTATCGAGCGCTTCGAAATATCATTACTAGCAATAACTGATCCTACATTGCGAAGTCAGTTTTTTCAGGAATTAATGAATGGTCTACGCGGTTATGAGACTGATGACGTAACAAAAGTCGAATTAAATCGCAGTACTGATGCTAGTGAGGATGAAGACAAGGAAGAAACTATTGATACCGGATTTGTTAAGAAAGCCGTCCTTAATGGTGAAGGGGTAAATAGTTCAGCTATATTTTCTCAACTACATGAGAAAGGTTATTATATCGGGCGTATTGCATGGTCTTCAAAGCCGACAAGTGGAATTGGAGACAGAATCAACGTCGAAGCATTTTTCAAAGACTCAGAAAAATGCTGTGACTTTGCCTATCAAATTAAAGGTATAAACAATCAAAAAGAAGACGGTTTCAATGTAACCATTCGCGCGGCAACGGCACAAGAGAAAAAACATATTAGTGAATTAATTGAGTCCGCCGCTGAAAATGCCTATAATATAATAATAGGATCAGAGGTGAACGAAGATGAAAAAGGTTAAATGGCTTAAGTTAAACATACGGCTTGAGTTTGAAACAGCCGTTAGACGTCTTTCTCTTGATTCTTTTACAGAGGATAAAGGGAAAGGGTTCATTTTTGATAAAATACGCCATGATTTTGCAAATGGTCGCTTTGTCGAGCGTATTGTTTATCATGATAAAATATTAAGCTTTGACGGAAGCGAAACTACCGTTGAAAGAATCGAATATCGCACCACAAATTTTAGCGTGGCTTTAGACTCTCTTCCTGTAATGCAGATTACTAACCCACCCAGAACTTTAAAGCCTTTTTCGCAGGCTTTGGTAAAAAATCTTGGCTTAGGTGTTAGTTTGGAAGAAATTGACATAAACCCTATAGACTGGCTTAATGAAATATCTTCAAGTGTAAATATCAATTTAACACAACTTGATATTTCAAGGGTTAGAGTTTCTGATTACGCCACAGCTAAAATGCAAATAATTGGCAGCAATGATCTTAGGAAGTATTATAAAGAAGAATTAGAGGGTAAAAAAATAAGAATTGACAGGCTTGTTTGCTCTGTTAATTCATTAGAATATTCCGGTAAGCTCAAGATCACCAATAGCGGCCTTGCTTATATTGATGTTAGAAATGAGAATGAGTTTACGAAAATCGTTTTTGATACGTTAAAAAAAGTCACCCTTCAATCATAGATGGCTTATAAGGAGTTACTTCACCTAACGCCTCGCCTTACTCGTTGTTCAACCTCGTAGGCGTCAGAATCAAGTTCTGACGCCTACAATGTTTCTTAATGCAGCCAGCTATCGTCCTCCCAGACCTGCTGCATTATTTCCATCACTCGCTTTTTGTCTTCATCCAGTTTTAACCCGCTCAGCTCAACGCCATTGGCGCTGCCCTTACGGATACGAATTGCTGTTTTGGGATACAGAGGGCGCAAATTACGGTAAAGCTCGGATTCAAGGGCGTCCAGGGTAGACTGGCTAATCTTCTGCTCTTTATCGATCATTATTTCAATGCGCATAAAAGCCACCTCAGCTGATGACATCCATTGAGCGGTTGTATTCGTGGGTTCTGATTTTTGCCATGAGTTCATCTGTCAGTTCAGAAACCCACTGCAGAGCCAGCCCCTTCTCTTCATCACTACACTCACTAGCCGCTACAAGCTTAAGAAAAAAATCAATGCGCTGGAGCTTCAAAGACTCCAAAAAATAGTCCTGCATCTTTCCTCCTATGACACCAAAGCAACACTGTATACATAACCACTGTTTGTATTTACAGTATATAATAATATTACTGATGTAAAACGTTTTTTACGTTCATCAGCCTGATATGCCTGGTATTATTAAGAGCACGAATTGTTAACCTGCGTAATTAATACAGGTTCCGCCACTTATCATCTTCCTGCAAACGCTGGTTCCGATAGAAGATACGCAGGCCTGCTCCTGACGGAATACTGCCACCACGTAGGAGTAAATCGACCTCTTTCTCGCTGCCATCAAATCCTCTGGACTTCAGCTCATAGACGAGCTGCTGTCGCTGATGATCTGTAATTCGCTGTTTGTAGTCTTTACGCCGTTTCAGCTTAACTAGGCGTAACCTTGCTGCCAGTTCCCGGCGCTCTTTTTTGCTCATACTGTGCAGGTAATCGTGCAATTCCTTGTCATCCATGCGGGTAATGTCCGTTCTGGTGTCCCCATCAGCTGATTTATCTTTATCCTGTTGGTTCAAATTTTCAGCAAGGGGACAGTTATTGCCACGAGTCCAAGGGGCGCAAGCGCCCTGGTCGGCTGCCGCCTCCTGAACGTCAACGGCTTTACGAACCATTTTCCACTTCACTGCATGAGTGCAGATCTTGCCCTCTGCAATGGGTGACCAGATGCCATAAATACGAATGCCGTGATCGCCATAGGCGGTCGGCTCTTCGTTGATTTCATAAGCGGTTCTGATGAGGTGATATTTACGGGGAACCAGTACGCCGCCCTGCTTCATGATGTAGGTGGCAAAACAACCAGCATCAGCAGCAGCCAGAATGGCATCAAGACGCGGGTTATCCAGTACCGGCGCACCTGCTTTTTTGTCACCCTGTTGCCTTGCCGCCTGACCAGCCAGCAAGCGAAGTTCACGGTAAGCCTGACGCCCCGGAATACCAAAGAAGCGGAATTGCTGAACACGATGCAGAGACGCCCAGGCATTAACGTATTCAGCGTTATCACGCAGGGATTTACCCGTTTCCTTGCTGATCTCGCCAGCCAGACCACGCCCGTCAATGTTCTTACTGATGTATTTCGCGATGTAGCTTGTTGGCGTACCTTTGCGCGGGTTTATCAGCTCAGACTTAAAGCGTGGCCCCGTGTTATTGCCCAGCTCCTCGCGGTCTTCACGGATGGCAAACTTACGCAACAATGCAGTAATGGCGCGGCGGTCTTTTTTGCGCATGAAACACAACAGGTGCCAGTGAACTGTGCCGTCATGATGCGGTTCAGCCACCCGCACGCCATACCAGCGCAACCCGGCTTTGTGCATAGCCTTACGAAATGCAGCAAACATGCCGACCAGATAATCGCTGCTTTGTCTTACCGTCGCGTTTGTCCAGGTCGGGTTTGGTCTGCCGTTATTGAGCGTGGAATGGAAACGCGACGGACAGGTGATAGTGTAGAAAACGGCACAGTCACTGCGCATTTCTGCGATAAGCTCCAGACCTTTAACACAGGCCATCATCTCATTGCGGCGATGCGCCGGGTTGCTGCTGCTGGCGTTTACCACATCCTCCATGTCCAGCGTGTCGCCGTCTTCGTTCACCAGTTCATGAGAACGGAAAAACTCCAGCGACTTACGGCGCTGCTCACGTTTATGCATCACGGCTTCATAGCTGACATAGGGAGATGCTTTTTTGCTGACCAGGCAAACAGCACGCAACTGCTCTTCCCGCCATTCGCAACGCATCTTCCATAATTTCCGGTACCACCAATCGGCGCACAACATACGCGCCAGCGAACCCGGAATGAGTTCATAGGGCACGGGTTTACGGCGGTTTCTTTTCCGACGAAGTTGCTCAAACGCAGGCGGGATAACATCCAGTCGCAGGGTTTCTGCTGCCACCTTTTCCCATGTCTTGCGGATTTCTTCTGGCTTAACATCATCGGTGGCGTACAAATCACCACAAGCGGCATCAAGACACATGCTCATATGCGCAGCGACAAGAGTAGACAGGCGTTTCACCTGATCCTGACTCATTTCAGGCAGAATCAGCAGGCCGTCCAGCCCTACATGGCTTGCCATAAAACGAAAAGATGCAGATAGCTGGCTGTCGCGTACATGCTCCAGTCGCTCCAAACATGGCTTAATCGTCTCACGCAAATAGCGGGAATAAGCCTTTGGCCTGCCCAGGCTGCTGAAGTATTCAATACGTTGCATCAGCGGCTTGCTGATATGGGAAGGCTGGGCATTGACGTCCGCCAGAATGACCATATCTGGATTAAAACGCTGCTGCTCATGCGCCAGCTTTGCCCGACTAATGAGCTTATCCTGCTCCATTTCGCGCTGGACAGGATCACGGGATTCATTAAAGAAATAACGCTCCCAGACCTGATCACTCAGTGCCTCGCGGCGCAGGTGTTCCTGTTCGTTATCGGCAGCGTACAGAGCGATCAGGTTTGAAAGCGCAGAAACCGGCGCAACTTCCGCCGGGTCCAGATAAGGGTTAATGGCCTTTTTCGGGCTGTTCCATGAGAACGCTGCGGCAGCCTCGTTAAAGCCGCAGCAGTTGTTCATATCGGCATGGCTCATGCACGTACTCCGTACACGGCAGAACTATCCACGCCACGCGAATAATCAAATCCCACCCAGCAGCGCGGCCCGGAAACAGCAATGATTTCTGTTGCTGATTTACCCTCGCCAGCTGCCACACCGATGCTGCGTTTTACCTTGATATAGTGGTGAGTAAAATTGCGATACAGCGAACGGATCAGGGATGTATCACTGTTAGAAACAATGACCGGATGTCCTTCTGATGACCGATGTTCAAGAACGGATGCCAGGTGATACTGGTCATCTTCAGTGAAACCATCAGTGTGATAGCCGGAAAACGTACCGTCATACGGCGGATCGCAATACACCACATCCCCCGCCTTCAACATCGCCAGCGTTTCATCAAAGCTGGCGCAGATAAACGTTGCTCGCTGGGCTTTTTCTGCAAATGCGCGAATTTCTTTTTCAGGGAAATACGGATTTTTATAATTACCGTAGGGAATGTTGAAATGCCCGCTCTTGTTATAGCGACATAAACCACGGTAACCGTGACGATTGAGATACAGGAAATATACCGCTTTCATGAAATCAGTAATTTCAGTTGAGTAATTAAACTCCTGCCTTATGTTGTAATAAGCCCCCCCCCTGTTTGCGATCTCAAATAAAACTCTGGCGCGAGATATAAACGATTCACAATCAGCAGCAACCTTTTTATAGAGGTTGATTAAATCAGGATTAATATCCGCAACAAGATAGCTGGGGTACTCCGTCTCCATCATCACTGCACAGGAACCCGCGAAAGGTTCAACCAGTCGCGGGCCAGCAGGAAGATGCTTTTTCAGTTCGGACATAATGGCGGTTTTATTTCCCGCCCATTTCAGGATGGTGCTCATACAGCACCTCCGTTGTAATGTTTGCCTTTCAGCTCTGCGATTTCCTGACAGGTAATGCAAAGCTGCACACCCGGAATGGCACGGCGGCGTGCTGGCGGAATTGGCGCTTCACACTCAATGCAAAGCACGCGGGACACGCCCGGCGTTTTGGCACGGGCAGCACGGATATGACGCTGGCGTTCTTCTTCAACGCGCTGCTGTACGAGATCCATTGCATCAGCCATTAGTGGATCTCCTGCGCTTCGTTCTGGATTGCTTCAGCTGCCACACGCAGCAGTTCAGCCGCTTCAACGTGGTTTAGCTGGCGGGATGTGATATGGCACGCAAGGCTATCAAGGCGAGCTGCCATTGCTTCAGCTCTTGCCCGACGTTCTTCCAGACGAGCCTCTGTCAGTAAAATATTAAGTCCTGCGTCATCCGGTCCGGTTTTAGTCGAGAGGGTTTCAATATTACGCATAATCAATTCTCCTGAATTTAGATAAAGGAATGCCCGGCGGGTTTACGCCATGAATTTCATTAATTGGTTAATTCGGCATGGCTAGCCGTCTGGGAAATAAGCTCACCACTGCACGAAGATGATTCATTACTTTAATCAACTCCCGCTTTTCGTCAGTGGTCAGCTCATTAATGCTGATGCTATGACGTTCAGCTGGAATTTTTGCTATAAAGAATATAGCAGCCAGTGCTCGTTTATTTCGTTCATAATTAATATCCCGTGGATCACGCATATCTTTAATAAACCGCTCAAGCTCTGACTCAATATTCAGGCCAAAAACTTTCGCCCTTAACTCTGCAATGTGATTAAGTCCATTCAGGCGTTCACCGGGGCTTAATGGAACAGTTGCTGCAGCGCCATTAATTGCCATACTTCATATCCCCCAAACGCAGCTATCGTTCTTTGTTCTTACGGTAACGCTCAAGAGGAGATACATTTTTTCGTATCGTCTCTTTAACCTGCTCTCCCCGTAAAAACGTCCCATCCTTTAACGTGAAAAAGTAACTGCCATCGCCCGACAATGACGGATAGCAACAGAGCAAATCATCTTCAGGTACTGAATAACTCTCCCCTCTGTAACGAAACTGATAAACCACTTCACTTTCTGCCGCATACATTTGGACTTTCTCCGTTTCCTCGTGGTCAATTCAGACAGCAATTCATCTTGTGAATGACATGGATGCCAGCGTTTTCCATCCTCACCCGTGATCCAGCCGTGACCGTAGTGCATTGCCGGGCTTTGTTTTACCAGCAGCGATGCAAATGATGGTTCTTTCGTCAGCATAAGCACCTCACAGCAAACCGAATGAAGCACCGAGGCCAGTCACGGTATCAACTGCACTCGCCATCGCAGGATTAGCCTGTAAACGGGCCTGCAATGAAACAGCAGCCAGCGCCATCAGTCGTGTTACAGAGTTAATGCTGCTGATAGCATCACGACGACCGGCACTAGTTTTTACATCACCAGATACCGCACCTGCTGCAACACGCCCGATCTCTGCAGTTGCGCTCATGACGTAATGCGGCAGTTTCTCTTTTGCTACCTCATTAATCGGTACACATGGCAGACAATGAATCTGTGCCAGAAAACCATCTACCAACGTTGAATCTTCAGTCAGATCGGTAAGCAGCCAGATTTCTGGTGCGGTTAATAAATGAGGTTGAGCTGGGTTCAGCTTGTTCCGCAGAATCTGCACATTCATGCCCGCACGTTCTGCCAGTTGCACCAGATTGTGGCGCAGTGCGAATGCACGACAGGCTTCATCAAAATGTGGATGTTTGGAAACTTGGTAATCAAACATGGTTTTCAACTCCGAACTTATCGCAAAATCGAACTCAGCGTCTTATTGCGAAAATAGACGTCTATTAAGCAGACAAAGCATCAACAGTCAGAGCAGCCAGGTTAATCATTACCTTTTCACGTTTTTTGTCTTTACGAAGACGATGACGAGGTAGTCGGCCATCAGCCAACATGTCGTTAATCGTATCAATAGAAAGGCCAGTCAGTTCGCTATAACGTTCGATTGTGACATGTGGTGTATTCAGAGTAATTGAAATGTTAGGTGTCATAAGGCAACATTCCTTCTAGATATGGCTTGTGGCGAGCCGTTGTTTGTCGTGATTAGTAGTGAAGGCTCCAAAAGAACACTTCTGGTTCAACTTTAAGATCGCTTTTGGAATCTGTCAACGAATTTTGGATTTCTTTGGAGGACTTGTGGATTTCAATAGCGGCGGTAAGAAAGCCATAGAACGTTTAGTTGAAGCATATGGGTTCGGTACCCGTCAGGCTCTATGTGATCATTTAGGTGTTTCTAAGAGCACCATGGCAACGCGCTATATGCGTGATATTTTTCCAGCAGATTGGGTAATCCAGTGCGCCCTTGAAACGGGCACCTCGCTTAATTGGCTAACAACAGGGCATGGTTCAAAGCAAGCATCAGCAAATACAAATACTATAGAAGTAGAAAAATATTTATTGTCTGATGGAGCATTGCAGAAAGACGGTTTTTATATTTTTGATAAGGGATTTCTACCCTCTACGTTTAAAAAACCTTTTGTCATCACAGATAACAATTCTGAATTTATTTGTGATAAAGAATTTGATGATATACGTGATGGTAAATGGGTAATAAGTATTGATGGCGAAATAACGATCCGTGACATTACTCGTTTACCCGGTGGAAGAATCTTCGTCGAGGGTGGAAACAGAGCCTTCGAATGCAAGATAGAAGACATTGAAATAATTGGTAAAATTATAAGTTTAACAGTCAAGTATGTTAAATAGTACCGGGAGGAAACTATGCTTGGTAAGGTATTTTTTGTGGTTTTGTCATGTTCTTTGTTATTAAACCCACTAACTACCTATGCTAGAAATTATCCCTGCTCAGGGAAAAAGGGAGGTGTTTCTCACTGTACCTCAGATGGCAAATTCGTTTGCAATGATGGAACTATTAGTAAATCCAAAAAAATCTGTACTAAAAACTCACGATAACTTTTGCTTTTATATCTGCGTCTAAAATAAAAATGAGCCGCAGGTTAACCGCAAAAGTTACATGCTCACATAGCAAAAAGAATAGCCAACTTAATTATGGCTTCAGTGAGATGTATGGTCGTAGGATTTCATACATTGACACTGGTTATACATACAGTGAAAATGCTCTCTACTGGAGGGCATTTTTTATGGCAGTACGAAAACTCACCACTGGGAAATGGCTTTGCGAATGTTACCCCGCCGGACGAAGTGGGCGTCGTGTGCGTAAACAATTCGTCACCAAAGGCGAAGCACTGGCTTTTGAGCGCCACACGATGGAAGAAACCGAAGCAAAGCCCTGGCTGGGTGAATCAGTGGATCGTCGAACACTGAAAGACGTGGTTGAGCTATGGTTCAAACTACATGGTAAATCTCTGACAGCTGGGCAGCATGTCTATGACAAATTGCTGTTGATGGTTGACGCTCTGGGCAATCCTCTTGCAACCGATCTCACCTCTAAAATGTTTGCCCACTATCGAGATAAACGCCTGACAGGCGAGATCTACTTCAGCGAGAAATGGAAGAAAGGAGCAAGCCCGGTCACCATTAACCTGGAGCAAAGCTATCTAAGTAGTGTTTTTAGCGAACTATCCCGTCTGGGCGAATGGTCGTATCCGAACCCACTGGAGAACATGCGAAAATTCACCATCGCAGAAAAAGAGATGGCATGGCTTACCCATGAGCAGATTGTTGAATTGCTGGCTGATTGCAAACGTCAGGACCCAATTCTGGCACTGGTAGTTAAGATATGCTTAAGCACAGGCGCACGCTGGCGTGAAGCCGTAAATCTTACCCGCTCACAGGTGACCAAATACCGAATTACCTTTGTCAGAACGAAGGGGAAGAAAAACAGAAGCATCCCTATCAGTAAAGAGCTTTACGAAGAGATCATGGCGCTTGATGGGTTCAATTTCTTCACAGACTGCTATTTTCAATTTTTATCCGTGATGGAAAAAACGTCTATCGTGCTCCCTCGCGGTCAACTCACACACGTTCTGCGCCATACGTTTGCGGCGCACTTCATGATGTCGGGTGGAAACATTCTGGCCTTACAAAAAATTCTCGGACACCACGATATAAAAATGACTATGCGTTACGCACATCTGGCACCGGATCATCTGGAAACGGCGCTCCGTTTCAATCCTCTGGCAACGCTGCCAAGTGGCGACAAAGTGGCGGCAGCGGTTGGCATTACCCCGTAA